CGCTCATTAGTGCACCCGCGACCACGACTGCAACCGCGACCACGACCGCGACTGCAACCCCGACCGCGACCCTGACCACGACCGCGACCACAACCACAACCACGCAAACGGCAATATCACAGGAGCCTCCTACGGCGCACTAACTTTTGGATGCGGGCATGGTTGCGAACGGTTCGTTAGGGCTTTGTCAAGCTTATTAAGGCCGGTTTAGGTTCGGCGAGGTCTGCTTGCTCAAGCCGGCGCGAAGCCTGGCATGAATCCTCATTTTACGCGCTGCCCGTCTGTTCCAGCCCTTCCGCAACAGCCCATAGTACATTCTCCAGTGGGCGTTCCGGGAGTGTCGGCGCTCCGCTGCTATTTTAGCAGCCTGCCGACTCGGGGCGGTCTTCTCGATCCACAGCTCCCGCTCAAGTCGGATCAGCCAACGGGCTTTCATTGTGGTGCTTTTGTCAATCTGTTGGAGTTATTGGGCTTACGGCTTTCCTTGGCGGGTGGCCAGTTTTTAGCCATTGAATAATCCGTTGCCGTGCAACAGTTTAGCCAATCGAAGAGCATGCCTATTGGTTCCCTTGGGCAGTAAGTAAACCTCTCCTTTTCAAGGATAGGTGGCCTCGCTCTCGCTTGAGGCTGCGCTCGGCTACACACTTACTATTACCCAACCCGCGGCGGTTTAGGAAGCTCCGCCCCGTTGGGGATGAGGAACAGCGAGACGACCTCCCAGCCGGCGAACCGACTGTCATAGACCCACAGCACTCGCTGGTCCCCAGCACAGGCTATGAGCTTGCCGTCAAATGCGACAGTATGAAGTTTATTGTCCCAATGGTCTCCCGAGAGCACCATATACGACCCAAAAGGGCGTCGCGGTCCTATTACCCAAGCTAGCCCTCGGCCGTTTATCGGCAGCCCTGTAGCAAGTTTAGTGCCAAAAGGCGGTATGACTTGGCGGAGGGGTAGGCCGGATTGTGACAGGAGATTGTAAAAGTCACGTTCCTTTGCCCCGTATTTTAATACCTCCAATGGTGCGTGGTCGGCGGCAGTTTTGCCAGTCCATGCCGCAACACTGACCGGGACGCAGCATCCGTGCCAGTCCGTTTTGCCGGGCGGCCATCTCATGGGCGAGCCACGGGGCTGCACCCTGGCATGTAATCGTAACCGTCAAAGTATGCGCCGGCGCCGGTTGAATGGCTGGAGGTGTCGTCACGGGCGCAGTGTGCCTGAGCCTCCGCTAGTGTGACATTGTTTTTTAGCGTGCGGGGGCGTTTGTTGAAGCGGAACCGGATGATACGGTAACAGCGGTCGGTCATGGCCTGGTTACCAATCCTGCCTCAATCAGTGCGGCAGCCGTTCTGCCGTAGTGCCCTTGCAAACTCCAGGCGAGGCCGGAGTTTATCAAGTTCTGAAAGAGGTCGATTGTGGCATCTTCGTCAAGTTCTCCCTGTTCATAGGCGATTATGCTACCTGTCAGGTCTTTCATGGGGCGGCTTTCCTGTAGCGCACTAGGCGCGTCGTGCGGGAGGGCGTGGCTTCGTCTACTGCCGCGAGATGGGCAGCGGTTTCTAGGTCCAGGAGCGAAGCAACGGCTCGGGGATCGGCAGCTTGGCGGGCGATGGTGAGTAATGCACGGATGCGGTCGAGGGACTGGCGAGCTGTGTCCGGGTGTCGCGGACAAGGCGCAAAGCGCGGACAGGTTCCGGTTAAGACCACGCGCCACAAGCACTTGCGGCAGAACCGCTCGGGGTGCTTGTCGCGCTCGGTGCGGATGCTGGCAGCGGGGTTCATGGCTCACGCTCTACTGCTGAAATCCGCGATACATTCCCTTTTTGTGGAAAAGGGGCCGATAGGGTCGGTGTCGGGGAGGCATCCGGGGAAACACGGCCACCAAAACCATCCCTCCGGCGCGCCTTCGCCCCCGTAATAGTCGGGGTGATTCCACTCCCCCGAACGGTTTACACCATCATGATAGAAATACTCTACATTAGGAAGAGAGTGCGGATCGTTCGCACGCTTGGGATTGCTATACGCTTGCATTAGCGGTCCTTTCTTTTTCGTCTCCGGGAGTTATGGCTTGACCAGCTTGACGCCGCTGGGGCGGACCACGGCGATTAAGCGGGGCGAGGCGCGGTTGTTACTGCCGCTTGTGGCGAAGACCTCGAAGCAATCGTCGCCTTGAGCGTCAACAATGGCACATACCTGAACACCCAGGTCCCGGCCGTTTGTTACTGTGATTAGACCGCTGGCCTTCGTGCCGAGTCGGGAGGATTCGCCACGGCTGCCGTGGATTGTGGCGCGAAAGTGTGCCATGTTCAGTCCTCCGTAGCAGGGGCCGGCAAGTCAAGCTTAATGGGGCCGATTGAGGGGATGCCGTAGCAGATTGCGGCGAGTATGATGCGGCCGAGCGGCCCTTCGGTGGTCGGCGTGAAACCCCGCATAGTAGCCAAGATTCCGTCAGTACCTCCGCCCGCTTCGCGGTAGTTGGCGTCCATGAGGAAGGCCATTGCTACGGCCAGGACTCCCGTGTGCTTGCAACGGCTTTTAAACTCGGTTAGCAGCATCTCTTCGGTTGCGCCGTCGGCGCGTAGGGCTATGAGCTGGTCCATTAAAGCGGTGGCGGATGCAACCACTTCGGAACGGGTCATGATTAGAAACCCCCTGTCATTACGGCACGGTACAGCCGGAGGAGGTCTTTCATGGGAGGCGTCCCTTTTCGGGGAAGGCGTAGGGGCCGCGGACTCCTGGGTTGCGTTGAGCGCAGTCAGCATCCGTGGTACAAGGCACCGGGGGAGCATAGATCGGGCAGCCTGGGGCGAGCAGGGCGGCAAGGGATGCGGCCAGGAGTAGGGCGCGGAGGATCATCGCCAGGCCCCTTTGCGCCACTTGTAGCCCCATTCGCGCATCTTTGTATGCGCCTTATCGTTGCAGAAGCATGAGCCATCGGGGCGGTAGTGTTCTGGCCATATTATGAAGTTTGGGCAACGTTCGGGCGTGATTTGGGAGACGAGTGACGAGGTTCCGTCCGACGATAGGCGGTAAAACGGGATAGATTGCATCTTCTGCCTCCGTTTGCTAGCGGACTGCCGCGATTAGGGCGTCGCGCATGGTGACTTCCGCGTACCACTTGCGCTGGTAGGGGGATGGACCTACGACTGGAAACCGGCCGTCGGGGCGAAACTCCGGGCCGAAGATTGAAGTTTCTTCGTAGCGGAGTGGCTGGCCGATGGATGCTTTCAGGGCTTTCTTCGTCGGGTAAAGGGCACCCAGCATTTTGAGCCTCCGGGGGTGTGCGGACCGTTCTTTGGATGCGGCGGACGGCGACTAGGTTCAGTCCGAGAGTGCCGGCGCATTGTCGCCGCCCGCGCGCCCCGATGCGATATAGCTTGCGATCATAGCAGGGGATGCTTGCACGACTTGCGAGGTACGGCCATTGCGGCCTTGATTTGCGCGGCTGTATACCCCTCGCCTTCGAGATGCCGCTTGATGCGGGCGGCCGTCCAGCCGTCAAGGCGGAGGCCGTCTACTGTCGCGTTCAGATTGTCGTGGATGATTCGTGCGAGAGAGTGCATGGGTGGGACTCCTACTTGGAATATATGCGTTCGATCATATGCGCAGATTCGGACCAAGCAACCTGTTGTGACTCGTTTCCATCTTCGGCTGCGACTTGCTCTTTACATTCGCAGTAAGCGCGAAGCATGTCCAGTACAGCGAACAAACCGAGCCGGTCGGTCATATCGTCCAGTAGTTTTCTGTCCATTGGGTCCCCTTGGGGCACGGCCCGCCTTCCACTATGACCGTGTTATGGCCGTGAGTGTGCCTGCCGTGCCCCGTTTGAACTACCGCCGACGGTAGAGGTTCAGGCCGAGGTAGAGGTCCGTGCCGTCGATCTTCGTGTTACCGTGCGTGGACGCGATCACGTCCGTCTTGCCGGTTTTGCTCGGCGATCCGGGCGCGTCGAGCTTGACCGTGATAGTGGCTACCTGTCCCGTGACCTTGACGTTGACGTTCTGCATTGGGTCTGCCCTCCGTTCGGGGTTACGCGGCGCTTTGCTGCTCTGTGCGCGCGCTTTTGGCTAGTCACTTTCAGGATAGGGGCTCATAAGCTGTTCAGGCTCCGCACACTGACACTGACTGCATTGGTGGCATCCATCGCACGTGGCACACTGAGTGTGGCCAGCGAGCCGGCATGGATCATCTTTTGGCCAGCGCATTTTATTGCCCTCCCCTTGGCGACGCCGGTGTAGCTTGTGCGAGCCTAAGACCCACGTTCCGCTTTGCCGCTCGGCGACCCTTTGGATGCGGCGATGCGCCAGGAGATTCTGGCACGGCGCTTGCTACGCGGGCGCATGGGCGCGCCACGCTGGCATGGCGTATGCATCAGGCATGCACATGCGTATGCATGGATCGGGCCATCGAGTCGGGCACGATACATGCTCGCGCGCGATGCAGGGGGCGTGCCGTAGCAAGGAGCGTGCCACCGGGGCACCCCCCGCGCGCGGCGGACACAGCTACCTAACTGGCCCTAAGATTTCCCAAAAACTAGAGAAACGCGCCATTCCGTGGTACAATCCGTGCATGAACCAACTCGACCTAAAAATCCTGGAAGCCCTGCGCGGCCCCAATCCGCCCCAATCGCCCCGCGAAATGATCCTGGTCCTCGGCCTCCCCCGCGACCGGGCGCCCAACATGTACAACCGCATCTCGGTCATGCTGCGCGAGCGCCAACTCAAGCAGAGCGAAATCCCTTGGCGCCAGACCGGCGCCGCGCACGGCGGCGGCCGCCCCCGCGGTGTCGCCTCCGGCTTCAGTGACATTGCCAAAGCAGTCTCGCTCATGGCCCGAGGCGCCGCAAAGGACGCCGACAAGCTCTCCGCCCTCAAGTTCCTCTCCGAACTCCGCCAGCTTGGCGGCGAGACCAGCGGACCGCCCGCGCCCGAGGACCACGCCGGCACAGTCGCCGCTTTGGCGCGCATCTTGATGGCCGCCGGCCCCAAAGCCACGACCGAGGCCGCGCTCCAGGTCTGGCAGAGCGCCTGTGTTACACTGATCCCGGAGGTTCAGCATGTCGAAAGCGCCGCGGTCCTGGACGGACCTGCCGCTAGTTGAGGTCGTTTGGCTCGATGCCGCGATTAACACGGCCCAGGAAGGCAGCCTTTCTGCCCCCGAGTCGGCCGCAACTTTCGGTGGGCTCGTCCAGTGCCGCGACATCGGCTATCTGGTACGGATGGATCGTAACGTCGTCGTTCTGGCCGTGGGTCTGGTCCTCGACGACGCCGCCGGCACCTACCGGCACTCCAACACCATCGACCGCAAACGGGTCCAGCAGATCATCCCCCTCACCCGGCCGAGTTTATCCCCCGAGGCTAAACTTCCCATAACCCCGCAAATAACTGCAACCCTTATTAGCGGCGCACCTTTCTAAACCGGAGGCCCCATGACCGTACCCACAATAGGTGTGTTCGTACCCACCGCGGGGCGCCTCTCGCTACTCAACGCCCTCCAAAGCTTCACCCAACAGAGACTCCTGCCCGGCGACCGGATGCTTGTTGTGTCCGACGGGCCCCAGCCGCGCGTCGAAACCCTCGCCGCACGATTCCCCCAAGTCATGTCCATCATCACACCCCAGACCAACGACTGGGGCCACTCCCAGTGCAACGAAGCCATCGCCGGCGGGCACCTCAAAACCGACCTCATCATGGGCATGGACGACGACACCATCCTTCTCCCCCGCGCCTTCGAGGTCATCCGGGCCGCGTACTTCGGCGACGCAATGGCCTTCCACCACTGGACCACGCCTTGGAGCATTGCCCCCCGAGACGGATGGGACGGCCACTGTTTGGTCACACCAAACCATCCCGAGCGCATCGGTCGGTTCCGCCCGGTGTACTCCGGCGACCAGGCGTATGTGCTCGAAACGCAAAGCTACTGGAAGGGCCATTTCCGGCGCCGTACCGAAATCATCACCCGCCACCGCCCCCGGGGCTGGTTGTGGTACTGGGAGGTCCGGGAGCCCGCACAAGTTGAAGCAATGCGCCAAATCCGTAACGAGTGCCGGCAGTACATGACCCACTCCCAGCGCGAGATCACCCCTGAGCAGCAGGAGGCGTGGTGGCGCGGACTGGACCACGACAACACCTGGGCATACCTGTTCACCGAGCCCGAAAAGGACGAGGACTACGTCGGCTACGGCTTGGTTCGCCGGATCGACGGCAAGATGAACGTCTCCTACGGCCTGCGCTCCAGCGCCCGCGGCCGCGGCCTCGGCACCGAGATGGTCCAGTTCATCCTCGACGCCTGCCAAGGCGACGCCTGGGGCGACCTGCTGGAGTCCAACACCGCAATCTGGCACATTGACCAGAAGCTTGGGTTTGTGGAACTCAGCCGCACGGACGGCGTCATCACATGCCATCGGCCTTGGCCCATCCAATGATCCCGCTCTTCAAAGTCCGTATGGCGCCCAGCGCCGGCCCGGAGGTTTCAAAGGTCCTAGCGTCCGGTTACATCGGCGAGGGGCCAAAGGTCGCGGAGCTGGAGGGCCGCCTCTCCGCACTCTGGGGCCGCGAGGCCGTCCTGACCAACAGTTGCACATCCGCCATCGACCTGGCGCTCCACATGATTGGCGTTGGTCCGGGAGCTGAGGTTATCTCTACGCCCATTACCTGCACAGCTACCAACGCGCCCATTGTTCGTCGGGGAGCCAGGCTCATCTGGGCGGACGTGGACCCACTAACCGGCCTGCTCGACCCGGAGGACGTTCGCGCCAAAATCACCGCGCTCACCAAAGCCATCGTTGCGGTCGATTGGGGCGGCGCGTCCTGTGACTGGGCCGCGTTGCGGAGCTTCGGCCTCCCGGTTATCGAGGACGCTGCCCATGCCATTTTGACACCGCCGGGCGGCGACTATGTCTGCTACTCCTTCGGCCCGATCAAGCACCTGACCTGCGGGGACGGTGGGGCGCTGTTGTGCCCCTCCCCGAGTCGGGCCAGGCTGTTACGCTGGTACGGGTTGGATCGGACCAGCACTGCGAACTTTCGGTGCGGGCAGAACATCCAAGAGGTCGGGTACAAGTACCACATGAACGACATTGCGGCGACTATCGGGCTGGCAAACCTGCCAGGGCTGCTTCCGTGTGTCGAGAGATGCCGGGCGAACGCAGCATGGTATAATACTGCTATCCGGCCGGACGGCAAACCGGCACCTGATCCACTGTCCTCATGGTGGCTCTACACGATGCGAGTGCCCAACCGGCGGATTTTTGTTGAGCGTATGGGGAAGATGGGCGTGGAAACTGGGCAAGTCCACCGCCGGAACGACCATCATGACGGGTTCCCGCCGGGGTATGGTCTGCACGGCGTCGCGGAGTTCGATAGGCAGAACGTCGCGATTCCGGTAGGCTGGTGGGTCTCAGATGAGGACCGTATAAAAATCGCACGCGCGGTGGAGGCAGCACTATGAAGAAGCGCAAACGGACGCTCACACTGGGACACCTGTACGCCGTGGACTGGGACGACCACTTTTACGCAGATCGTGTCGATAGTGACGCAATCGGCGTTGATAGCCCGGCGCGCCAGCGCGTCTACGGGAAGTTGATTGGTGGCGCGAAAGGGGTCCTGCAGTTCGAGACCTGCCGGCGCACTGACCAGGGCACGCCGTACAAGACCTGCTTTTTCGGCATTCTCCGCAGTTCGATCACCAAAATCACAGACCTGGGGCCTGATCCCCGATGAAAGGAACTAACATGGCTGCGGAACTTTATGGGCAGTCCACCACAGTCTCTTCAGACGCAGTAACAGTCACACTAGCAGCAGGCGCTGCGCCGACGACGATGCTGGTGGTGGATTCGATTCTGTTTACCGGGCAGTCATCTGGCGCCGGAGCACTAACACTGGAGCACAACATCGGTGCTGCTGGTGCAGTTATCATTGCGCGTAAACAGCTCACAGCAACTGCCGCACCGGAATTCTACCAGCTCGATTGGTCCGGCGGGTTTCCGATCTGGACTGCCAGCGGCGCAGACACTACTGAGGGCGGCGCAACAACCATCGTGTTACGCGGGCCGGCAACGCTGTCCAATGCCTGCTTGACGGTGACTTATCACTACGAACGCCCCGCGACGGTGCGGAACTGACGTGTGTGCGGCGCGGTATGTTGAGGGGACCGGCACAACCAGCGTGGTGCTTAGCATCCCTAACGAAATTGAGCCTCAAAGGTTGGTTGTAATCGACCATGTTCTTGCAACGACAATCAACGGGACTGCGGGCCAGCCTTTGTTAGTTAACGTTAATGGGGTAACTATCGCTCGTAAAACCATCACGAACGCAGTTGCGGATTTTTTGGACAAAGACTTCGGTGCCGGGTGGCCTCTATGGGCAGTGTCGGGCAGCAGCAGTTCTTCTGGGGCGGCTCTTCAGTATTCCGGCCCTGACTCAGTATGGGACTATCTTATCCAAGGTGGGAGCGCAGCTTCAGGAGAACTGGACCAGGCTGCTGGTTTCTCTTTTACCGCGGTTGAGACATACGGGATACGCGGCATCTATATGGTTATGAGAAAAATAGGTGCGCCGTCTGATAATCTAACTCTGGACCTTAGAACAACGTCCATTACAGGCACAGTGATTGCTACCAGCAGTGCCACTGCTGTGTCATCACTAACTGCGGGATATTCGGAGCTGTTCTTCGCGTTCGCAACTCCGACCTCACTAGCTGCTAGCACCAAGTATTACTCCCAAATCATTCGTAGTGGCGCGAGAAACACGTCGAATTACACGCTCTGCAAAAACTCTATTAACAACGGGAACTCAGGGGGAGGTTCCTACCGTAGAGGAAACAATGTATGGGAGGCGGAAGGAGGCGGAGGAGGGGTTGATGATCTCGCATTTCGTACTGAAACGAGCGCGATTTTAGAGCTAACTGCGCCTGCTTCATCTACCGGCAGCACACTGCTGGTCACGTATCACTACGCACGCCCATCAGAAGTACGGGACTAGGGGGAGCTATGGAAAACTGCACTTGCGTTCCTAACATCACGTCAACCACTTCAGGAACACAGTTCATCACGTATCCTACCTACTGCCCATACTGCACGCCACGGTGCCCATGTTGCGGCAGGCCGTACCAAGCTGCTCCCGCACTGCCGCAGCCATCATGGCCGTGGACAGCACCGCCTTGGCAGTCCCCATTCTGGTATTGTGGCAATGACGGGTTTTCTTGCTCTTCTGCTCGTTTGGTTAGCCCGAATGATCTGAAGCGGCTAGTGGAGTACGAAATCAATGCCCGTGAAAATAAGTAAAGTCAAGGGCGGCTATCGTGTTAGCACGCCGCACGGCACCAAAGCCAAGAGCACATCGCGGCGGAAGGCCGAGGCCCAAGCCAATCTGCTGCGCGGCGTAGAGCACGGCTGGAAGCCAACCGGCAAACCTGCGCGTAAGCGGCGCGGCAGAGGGTAATGATGCCTGACGTTCGGAAGTGGCTAGAAACGCTTCTGAAAAACCGTTCGGCCCCTGCGGGTTCGGAGTGGGCTATCCCGCGCGCTAGGCCGCGAGTTGATGCAATGGGACTAGAATTTGAGCTTCCCAATTGGCGCGATGCGCTTCCGCAGCAGGGCAAGAAGCCATTCCGGGCGCCTGCTGCACAGGTCTTCGGCCAGATTGTTGAGGTGCCGGGCGACGCCACCACGCATTGGGACGTGCTGGACAAAGCTATCAAAGAGTTGGGTGGGGAGCAGGTGCGGCGCGCGGATAAAGCCGGGAAGTTTAAGTTTGGTTTCACGACTCAGCGCGGGGAGTTCATGCCCCATGAGCGAGTGCCCGAGCACTTTCCCAATGTGCTGCCCGAATCAACGAACCTTCGCAAAGCTGGCCTTCTGACACTGCTGGGTTCCGCTGGAACTGGCTTTCTGCAGGGCGCAGGTCTTCCAACACCCGCGGACATTCGCGCCGCCGAGTCGGCTGCTCAAACTAGCGGTACTCGCCCGATGGGTGAGCTACTGCAACGGATGTTCGGGCAGCTTCTGGAGGAGGGCGGCGGGAGGCAGATGCTGTCCGCCCTTATGGAGCGGCTGCAGCATCCCGTCGAAACTGGGCGAGAGCTACTGGCTGCGGCCCGTGCGGACCCTGCCCGTGCTGTGGGCTTCGGCACCGGGATGGCTGCCAGCATGATACCCCTTAATAGACTTCGTATTGTGCCGCCAGCGTATACCGCTATAGGAAAAGTAGAACGGGCGCAACGTGCTTATCAGTTGAGGTTCGGCGGCAGGGCACTAACAGACGCAGAGCGCAGAGTGGAGCGCCGAGTAGCTAAGGAACGCGCCCGTGTGCATGCGGAGCTTGAAGGACCAGCGACTCGGGGGCTGGATGTGCCGGAGGGGGGCATTAGCCAAATCGACCTGATTAGGGATATGCCCGACCGTTCGTTGATTGCGGCGCAGAAGTTCTCGCGGGTGCAGCCGGGGTACGAGCAGCACACCAAAATGCTGGAAGCGGAAATGGGCCGGCGCGGGCTGAAGCCGGATATTTCGGAGGAGATCAGCATGATGGAGGAAGGGCCGCGCGCACCGCTCACTGAGGGGCCAATGGCACGCCGGCCGCCAACTGGCCGCGAACAAGTGTATGGGGAGTTCCAGACTGATGTGCCGCCAGAGCGTATCGGCCGGTCTGAAAAGCTGCCGATGCCGCCGGTTTTCACCCGTGAGGAGCGCGGTGCGGAGATGTTGAAGGGCGTGCCGCTTCGGCAGGAAACTTCGTCTGCTCAACAAATCGCGCAGATTTTGCATTCAGGTGAGCAAGTTAGCGGCATCCCGTCGCCGCGGCCTCAGCCGGTGGGTACGCAGCTTGCGTTTATGGGGCGGCGTTGGGTGCTAACCAAGCGCGGATGGACTTCACTGGAGCAGAACGCCGGGCTCAACCAGCGGGACTATGACTGGATTTTTGAGCGGACTTTTGACAGACGCCCCGCTCCTCCACCTATGCCTGGTGAAACACTCGCTAGTGAAAGCGGAGGGCTGGAGATGCTAGATAGAGCAGCGGCTGCACGCGCTGAAGAGGCGGCTAATCTGTGGGAGAGCCCTGTAAGAGAGTCAAATATCAAGCAGGCCATTAGCATGGTCCAGCGGCACGGCAGCTTCAGCGAGAAGAGCGCGCGGATGATTGTGGAGCACCACATACTTGCGCGGATGCAAGCGGGCAAGGCTACCCCGCAAGAGATAGTTTGGTACAACGTTCAGCAGGCTGGCGGCTTCGAGCCGGGAAAGTTCACGTGGTAAATGGCGTGGGACAGCACTGCAGAGCGCGAATTCTGGCGGCGGAAATGTCTGGATTCCATTTGGTGGTTCTTTCGTGTGGGCTACGGATATGATTACAACCCAAAAGGCGCGGCGGGTCCAAACCCCTGGCTCGAAGAGGCCACCCATAAACCGGCGTGCGATTGGTTCGAGGCCCATGCCAAAGAATGGCTCGCAGACCGTAAGGCTGGGCTCGGCAAGGCCAAGAAGCTCATGGTGGTTGTTCCCAGGGATTGGGGAAAGACTACGCTCTTTGCGCAGAGTGCTCAAATATGGCTCCATCTCAACGACCCGGAACTCGCAACTTACACGGGATGCGAGACCATCACTCGCGCCCGCGAAATCTTGTCTGGCATCAAGTCCGTTATCGGAGGAGAGGACAGGTATGCACGGTACGTCTGGTTGTATGGTAATCAGAAGCACATCAAACGGCGTTGGAAGCTCGACGCGATGGTTACAGCCGCCCGCACAAACCTCACGCGCCGGGACGCAAGTTACGGAGACTGGGGCGTGGAGTCGGGCCTGGTGGGTATGCATCCCGACGTGTGCATCTTGGACGACCCCAATAGTTACGAGAGAATGGACCGCGACTCGGACTGGCTCGATGTCGTCAACCGACACATGGACACCCTCATACCTGTATTCCAGCGTGACGCGTTGTGGATTCTCACCGCGACCCGGTACGGGGACGGGGACCACATTGGAAAGACGATCAAAATGGAAGGCGTGAAGTCCTGCTCGGGGATGATGATGCCGGGTCTTAAACTGGAGACCGACGGCCTGTGGCACCTATTCTTCCTCGACGCGCAGGATGAGCAGGAGCGGCCGATCATGCCACGCATCTGGCCCCAGGACCGGATTGACACCTTCATCCGCCGCAACCCAGAACGGTACTGGGCGCAGGTGCGGAACAACCCAACCCAGACGCCGTACAACGTCCTGCCGCGTTCGTACATCGAGCGCATGGTGGTCGATAAGTTTGATGTGAGAGGCACGCGGGTATCGTTGCACTTTGACACTGCGTTCAAGAGCCCGCGACGTAAAGCGCGTGGTGATTACAGCGTGATCTCCGCAGTGGCGCACGAGCCGAAGACCGGCGTGTGCGTGTTCTTGGGTGCGAACGGCAGCACCGAATGGGACAGCGAGAAGTTTGGCAAGGAGCTGGTCGCCTCGATCAACAAATGGCGAGGACTGGGCGCCCGAGTCGTTTGCATGACAGATGAGGCTGACATCGGCGGCAAGCCGGGCGTGTGGCAGGCGTTTATCCTAACGGTGCTAAGGAGCGCGGGGGTACAAAACCCGCCTGAACTGATTACGCTAACTCGCGACACTAAACGCAAGTCCGAACGGTTGGCGAATGTGGCGGCGCTGTGGCGCGACGGACGGATGAAGCTGCTGAAGGACGCGCCGGGGCTGGAGACGTTGATCGACCAGATGACGAAGATCGGCAAGTCCGACCATGAGGACTACGCTGACGCGACTGCGGATTGTTTTAACAGCGTGGTGTATTCTGTGATTTGGCCGAAGGGACCGGGTGAGGGGCCGGCTGCGCGGATCAGTGCAAACCCTTTCGACGATGTGCTTAAGCCGACGCCGGAAGGCGCCGCGGCGGCTGAACGTATCGCGAAGATGTATGATGATGCACAGGCGGTGCGGTGGATGGAGAATGACGTTGTCGTGCCATGATATCTTTCCGACAGGGTTGAAAAGCGGATTTCCACCCTTGGAGGTGGAAATCCGCGGTTGGGAGAACGAAGGCGGGCGCGCTGCCGAAGCCGGTGCCTCCCCGGCTGGAAAAGGCGGTCCAACCGCTGATGCGCGCGCCCGTTTACTTCCGCACGTGATCGTCTATGACACGGAGATCAAGACCGACCCAACACAGCACCCAGGCGGCTTCGAGGCGGCGAAGCGCGGAGAGTGCGGCATCAGTTGTGTGGTTCTGTATGACAATGAGGACGGACGGTTCCACACTTATGACGAACACGACCTCGAAGAGTGCATGGCGCATATGAACACAGCCGACGTGCTGGTGTCGTTCAACGGGCTGGAGTTTGACACGCCGCTGCTGCAGAGCGTCACGGGTGAAGACATTTGGCCGCAACAGTACGACATCCTGCACGAGATATGGAAGGCGCTGGGGACTCGGGTGAAGGGCTACAAGTTGGGGGACGTGTGCGGCCGGCTCGGGCTGGGGGCGAAGATTGCGGATGGCCACCGGGCGACTGAGCTGTACGCTGAAGGCCGGTTTGGCAAGCTGTTCAACTACTGCATCAATGACGTGCATATCACAAGGATGCTGGCACGGTTCATCCAGAAGTACGGGCATGTGCTGACGCCGGACGGTGAGATACTGCCGTTGCCGAAGATTGAAGAGGCGTAAAGTGGCGATGTTTGGAACAGCCAGTTCACCGCGCGGTGTGGATTACCTCGGCGGACTCACAAACGAGATGGTAGTAAATCTCGCGATGGAGCGGTTCAATGAGTCCGCGGAGTTCCATAGGAAGTTCCACGAGAAGACGAAGACCTGGTACAACCTCTACCGCTGCATCTACACTGGCGACCGACCGCCATTCAAGAACATCGTCATGCTCCCGCTGCTTATGGCGGCGTGTTGGAGCGACGTAGCGAACAAGGCTGCTATCTCCTTCTCAAGCAACCGAATCATTGAGATGGACGCCATTGACCCGGACGCAAGCCCCAGCGCGAAGCGTGCGGAAGCCCTCATCAACCAGCAGTTCCTAAGCTCCAACATCATGGAGAAGATGATCGACTTTCACATGTCGGCGGACATCTACGGAACGGGCGTCCTGCAGTACGGCTGGCGAACCCAGTCCTGTAAGTACATGCAGCGCCAGGAGGCGTTCGGCGTGGAGTATGAAGAGCCGGTCACGAAAGTGATGTTTGACGGACCGGACTTTAAGGTGCTGGACATCCTAGATTGGTTCCCGCAGGGCGGCAAGAAGGAAGTTGATGACATGGGCCATGTCTGCACCCGCGAGTGGGTGGACCTGGACGACCTGTTGGAGCAGGCATACCTGGCGCGCGAGTCGGGTGAGGAAGCTCTGTATGACGAGCAGGCGCTGCTGCGGTTGAAGAGCCACCCTCCGACATCTGGGGTCCAGCAAGAGGCCCAAGAGCGGCAGCAAGTGTGGCGCAGCTATACCGAGTTTCAGGCGCTGCGCATGGGCAAGTACAAGCGCCCTGTTGAGCTGATCCATCACGTCGGGCTGGTGCCGCTGGACTACGCGCCGGACGGCGTTCGGCTGCGAATTATTACAATCGCCAACCGCTCGGTTGCGCTTCGCAACGCCCCCTCACCGTTCCCGCTGCTGCGGAAGCATTTTAGGACATACAGCCCGCTTCGCGACCTGCACTTCCACCACGGCATCGGAAAGATTGAGCCCGTTGCAACCCTGGCGTCGAGTGGCAACAAGTTGGTTAGCAACCGGCTCGACCTGTTGGACCTGGCACTTAACCCCCCGACACTGGTGAACGACGCTCTGGAGATGGACACCCAGAACCTAGTGCTGTGGCCTGGGCGTATTGTCAAGGTCCACGGCGAGGTTGGGGAGAACAACATTCGCCCCTACCAGTTCGACCTCCAGGGCTACCCAATGGTGGTGAACGAGCTTGAGGCGATCAGCCGGTACGTGGATATGGCGACGGGGGTGCAGCGCGACACGATCCAAGGCGCGCTGTCAGGGGACCGGCAGACGGCCCGTGAGTTCCTGGGGCGCCTCGAAGGCTCTCGCACCCGACTTGGCCTGGAAGCTCGGCTGTTTGAGCGGGCGGTGATTGAGCCGCTTGCAGACGATTTCCGGCTCCTGGACCGGGCGCGGCTGAAGATGCCGCAGGCTGTGTCGTTAATCGGCAGCGCCGCGCTGATGGACCCCGATTCGGGCAGGCCGCTGCCCCCCGAGACGTACATGGTGGGTCTGCAGGACATCAACGCGGACCACACGATTCGGGCGATTGGCGCGTCGCAGATGCTGTCGAAAGCAATGATGCGGCAGG